GGAACTCATTCTGTAAACTTTGATAAAGATAATTTCACAGAATATGCTGATCTGAAAGAGTCAGATGTAATTGCATGGCTAGAGGCTGCTTTAGATGTAGATACTTTAAAAACAAATATTAAAAAAGATATAGATTTAAAAAAGAATCCCGTTTCTAAAACATATCATGCACCTTTCGCATCTAATGAATAGTTTAGAAAACCAATAAAACAAGTAATTAATAAATATAAGTAAATAATTTATAATTTAATAATAATTAAACCATGAGTAAAGAAAACAAAATAACCGAACAAGAATTAAAAAACCTACAAGAAATAGTTGCAAAACTTAATACAGCATCTAATCAACTAGGTAATATTGAAATGCAAAAACACCAGTTGTTACATGCTTCGCAGGTATTACAATCCGATATGGCTGAAATGCAAAAAGCTTTAGAAGAAACATATGGTAAAGTATCTGTTAATATGCAAGATGGAACTTACCAAGAAATACCCGAAGATGTACAACCAGAAGAAGTAAAATAGAATCATGTCGTTGGTAAGAAAAATAAGTATAGGTAGAGATTATAAAAATGATGCAATGCACTATGCTGTAGGCCAAGAGGTTTATGGCGGTCATAAAATATGTGATATTGTTGAAAAAGATGATAAATTTTCTATTTATATTGAAAAAAATAAAGAAGTATTACCATGGAAAGATTTTAATAAAAATATGGCTATCGCGGTAGAATATAATTTAGAATATTAATGCAAAGCCTATTTGATTTTATAATTATTCCAAAAAACGAACGTTACGATAATAAAAAATATATTGATGATTCAGAGTTACTGTTAAATACAGAAATCTCTGATCATCGATATGTTAGTCGTACAGGTATAGTGACATCAATACCTAAGTCATATAATGGCGAAATAAAACCAAATGATGAAGTAATTTTACATCATAATGTTTTTAGAAGATGGTATGACCAATACGGAGTAGAAAAAAATAGCAGAAGCTATTTTAAAGAAAATATGTATTTAGTCAAGCCAGATCAAATATTTTTATATAAAAGAAATAATAAATGGTATGCACCAGATGGATATTGTTTTATTAAACCAATTGTATCTAATGATATGTTTTCAAATAATAAAGAAATACCTTTTATAGGTATTGCTAAATATATTGATAAAAAATTTAATCATATTGAAAAAGAAGATTTAGTTGGGTTTACACCAAGCAGTGAATACGAATTTGTTATTGATGGTGAAAGATTATATAGGGTATTAAATAATTCAATATGTATTAAATATGAACGTCAAGGAAACGAAGAAGAATATAATCCAAGCTGGACATAAAGCTGTAAAAGAGCTTATTAAAGTTGCAAAAGAGCCAATTGTTGAAACAGAAGATGATGTTTCAGCTGATAGATTAAAAAATGCAGCAGCTACTAAAAAATTAGCTATATTTGATGCTTTTGAAATATTAAACCGTCTTGAAGAAGAAAAAGCTATTTTAGAAAATAAACCATTAGAAAAAAAAATAGATACTTTTAAAGGTTTTGCTGAAAGAAGATCTAAGTAATGTATAAACAAGATTTATATAAGGTTATTGAACCTATAAAAATAAATACCATAAAAAGACTTAATAAATCTAAAAAGTGGCAGTATGGTTATAATAAAGAACACGATATTATAATTATAAGTAAAACAGGTGAAATAGGTGAAATATATAACATACAAAATTTAAAAATAGCTTTGCCAAAAGCAAAAAATGTTTTTAAAGGAAATAATAAATGGGAAGTTCAAGAATACCCAAAAGAACTTCAAAGAATAAAAAATATATTTCAATGGCGAGATTTACCAACAGATTTTCAAAATAAATGGCACGAATATATAGATGAAGAATTTAATAAAAGAGAACGTGGTTATTGGTTCAGTAATAAAGGTGTTTCTACTTATATCACTGGCACTCATTACATGTACTTGCAGTGGACCAAAATTGATGTTGGCAAACCAGAGTTTAGAGAAGCAAACAGATTATTCTATATATTCTGGGAAGCTTGTAAAGCAGACACCAGGTGTTATGGAATGTGCTATCTTAAAAACCGTAGATCAGGATTTAGTTTTATGGCCTCATCAGAAACAGTTAATTTGGCTACGATCAATTCAGATTCACGATACGGAATATTGTCCAAATCTGGTGGGGATGCAAAAAAAATGTTCACAGATAAAGTGGTACCAATATCAGTCAACTATCCTTTCTTTTTTAAACCGATACAGGATGGAATGGACCGGCCCAAAACCGAACTGGCGTTTCGCGTACCCGCCTCCAAGTTTACTAGGAAAAAGCTACTCTCGAAGCAAAGGGGCGAGGAGCTCGAAGGGCTTGACACAACGATTGATTGGAAAAACACAGGGGACAACTCGTATGATGGAGAAAAACTCGCGCTCCTTGTACACGACGAAGCCGGAAAATGGGAGAGGCCCGAGAACATCCTCAACAACTGGCGAGTCACGAAAACCACGCTTAGGCTTGGTTCGAGAGTAATAGGAAAATGCATGATGGGTTCAACAAGCAACTCATTAGATAAAGGCGGCGGTAATTTTAAAAAACTATATAATGACTCAAATGTTACAAAAAGAAACCGTAATGGACAGACTCGCTCGGGACTATATAGTTTGTTCATACCTATGGAATGGAACTTCGAGGGATTCATTGATTCTTATGGATTACCTGTATTCAATACGCCAAAAAAACCAATTAAAGACAACTATGGCCAATACATTGATGTTGGAGTTATCGAACATTGGGAAAATGAAGTTGAAGGTTTAAAGGGGGATCAAGATGCATTAAATGAATTTTACAGACAATTTCCAAGAACTGAAGAACACGCTTTCCGTGATGAAACTAGGAATAGCATATTTAATCTTGCTCGCATTTACGACCAGGTTGACTACAATGAAGAAATTAAATATCAAGCTTTGGTTACTAAAGGAAGCTTTAATTGGAAAAATGGGATTAAAGATTCACAAGTAGAATTTATACCAAATATAGACGGTAGATTTAATGTTAGTTGGGTACCACCAGTAAGATTACAAAATAAAGTAATAAATAAAAATGGAGTTAAATATCCCGCAAACGAACATATTGGCGCTTTTGGCTGTGATAGCTATGATATATCAGGAACTACCGACGGCAAGGGGTCTAAAGGGTCATTGCATGGCCTTACTAAGTTTAGCATGGAAGAAGTTCCAGCAAATATGTTTTTTTTAGAATATATAGCTAGGCCTCAAACTGCAGAAATATTTTTTGAAGATATTTTAATGGCATTGCATTTTTATGGTATGCCTATACTTGCAGAAAATAATAAACCAAGATTATTATACTATTTAAAAAGAAGAGGCTACAGAGGTTATTCAATGAATAGACCTGATAAAGTTTGGAATAAATTATCAGCTGCTGAAAAAGAAATAGGTGGTATACCAAACTCAAGCGAAGATATAAGACAAGCTCACGCAGCCGCTATAGAAAGCTATATTAATACATATGTTGGTCAAAAAGAAGATACTTCTTATGGAGATATGTATTTTAATATAACATTAAATGATTGGGCTAAATTTGATATAAATAAAAGAACAAAATTTGATGCAGCGATTAGTTCGGGTTTAGCAATTATGGCATGTAATAAAAATTTATATACCCCTACACCTGAAAAACAAATAAAAAATAAAGTTAGTTTTAGTTTTTCTAAATATAACAATAAAGGAAATTTTTCAAAAATAATACAATAAATGGCAAAAGTAATTACAAAAGGTATTTTTCCAAGTCAAGCAGTATCTGACGCTGAGAAAGCTAGCTCTGAATATGGTTTGCAAGTTGCAAAAGCAATAGAATCAGAGTGGTTTAGAAAAGAATCGGGAGGTACTCGTTACTTTGCGAATAGAGATAATTTTCATAGATTAAGACTATATGCAAGAGGGGAACAAAGTATTCAAAAATATAAAGATGAATTATCTATAAATGGAGATTTAAGTTATTTAAATTTAGATTGGAAACCAGTACCTATTATACCTAAGTTTGTAGATATAGTTGTAAATGGTATTGCAGAAAGAACTTATGATTTAAAAGCATTTTCAATAGATCCTGTTGCAAGTAAAAAAAGAACAGAATTTGTTGAAAACATGCTTAATGATATGTATGCTGCTGATTTTGCTAAAAAAGTTCAAAATACTTTAGGTATAAATACATTATATAACGAAGAAAAAGATATACCTGAAAATGAAGAAGAGCTTAACTTACATATGCAATTAAATTATAAACAATCAATTGAAATTGCACAAGAACAAGCTATAAATAATGTTTTTGAATTAAATAAGTATAATTTATTAAAGAAAAGAGTTGATTATGATATTACTGTTGTTGGAATAGGGTGTGTTAAAAATACTTTTAATACAGCAGAAGGTATTAAATTAGAATATGTAGATCCTGCTGATTTAGTTTATTCATATACAGAATCTCCATATTTTGAAGATTTATATTATGTAGGAGAAATAAGAAGAGTAACTATTGCTGAATTAAAAAAACAATATCCTGAATTAACAGAAGAAGATATAGAAAAGTTAGAAGGATATAATTCAGGTAATATACAATTATATAATAAATCTTATTCTGATGACGGTACTGATAAAAATTATTTATATGTATTATATTTTGAATATAAAACATACGAAAATCAAGTTTATAAAATAAAAGAAACCTCTACAGGCGCGGATAAAGCACTAAAAAAAGATGATACATTTAATCCGCCTAAAGACTCTAGGGCTAGATTTGAAAAAGTGAATAGATCTATTGAAGTATTGTATGAAGGAGCTAAGATTATTGGGCATGAAAAATTATTAGGCTGGAAAAAATGTGTTAACATGACTAGGCCCAAATCTGACATTACAAAAGTTCAGATGAGTTATAATATAGTTGCTCCAAGAATATATAGAGGTAAGCCTGAATCATTAGTTGGCAGAATGACATCTTTTGCGGACATGATTCAAATAACGCATCTTAAATTGCAACAAGTGCTATCTCGCATGGTTCCTGACGGGGTATTTTTAGATGCGGACGGCATTGCTGAAGTGGATTTAGGTAATGGTACTAATTATAATCCACAAGAAGCTTTAAATATGTATTTCCAAACAGGTAGTGTTATTGGTAGATCTATGACTCAAGATGGAGAGTTTAATCAAGGAAGAGTACCTATACAAGAACTACGTGCTTCAGGAGGTAATAATAAAATAGCAAGTTTAATACAGTCATATAATTATTATCTTCAAATGAT